CATAAGGTCCCCGTGATGCTGGAGAACAGGTCCGGCAAGTACATCACCTACGGCTTTGCGAACGAGTATCCCTACTACCTGCTTGACAACTATCGCAGGTCCTCCAAGCACAACGCCATCGTCAACGGCAAGGTGAACTACATCATGGGCGGTGGATGGCAGGCAGGGGATGACTTGACCGTGGAGCAGCAGGCCCGGTTCATCAAGTTCTTCGACGGAATGTCAAGCACGGAGGACCTGAACGACATCACCGAGAAACTGGTCTTGGACTTAGAACTATTCAATGGCTTTGCGGTTGCGGTTACTTGGTCCAAACTTGGGACCATCGCCAAGATGGAACACGTCCCGTTCGAGAAAATCCGGGTTGACAAAGAAGAGAAAATGTTTCAAGTCGCTGACTGGTACAACGACGATATGATGCAGTTATTCCCGAAGGTCGGGGACATCGAGAAGATTCCTGCATTCGACCCAGAGAACCGCCTCGGAAAGCAGTTGTTCTACTATCGGGTCTATGCAGCAGGCGTAAAGCACTATCCTTTGCCCGAATACATCGGAGGGAACGCTTGGATTGAGGCAGACGTACAGGTCGCCAACTTCCACAACAACAACCTACGCAACAACTTTTGGGGCGGTTACTTGATTAATTTCAACAACGGGATTCCTACCCCCGAAGAACAGGGGGACATTGAGCGTCAAATCAAGCGTAAGTTTTCGGGAACCGACAACGCTGGTCGCTTTGTTGTAACCTTCAACGACGATGCAGCCAAGGCCCCGACGCTGGAACCGCTCACACCGAGCGACATGGATAAGCAGTTTGAAATTTTGAACAAGGCTATCCAACAAGAAATCTTTATCGCCCATCGTGTAACGAATCCACAATTATTTGGGGTGAAAACCGAGGGCCAACTTGGTGGACGCAACGAATTGGTCGAGGCTTACGAACTATTCAAAGCCACCTACGTCAACGACCGGGTGCGGAAAGTGGAACGGATGATTAATTACCTCGGCTCCTTCAATGGCGTGGAAGGCATGGAACTTATCCCGGTGGAGCCTATCACGGAGCGACTAAGCGAACAAGCCCTGTTGCAGATAATGACCCAAGACGAACTACGTGAGAAAGCAGGTCTGCAACCGCTTGAGAAACCCGCCGACGTGGTTGGACCTAATCCCCAACCCGACGAGCAACCGCAAGCCGTGGAAGCCTTGCAGAGCAATGACAACATCAAGAAACTATCGGGCCGTGAGTACCAAAACCTGATGCGAATCGTGCGTCAGTATATGCAGGACAAAATCACCTTGGAGATGGCTCGGACCATGTTGTCAGCAGGTTTCGGTTTGTCTGCCCAAGAGATTGACACGATGCTCGGAGTGCAGTCCCAAGAGTTCAGCGAACCCGATGACGACGAGGACTACGGATGGGGCGAGGAAGAGTTCAAGGTCTTGGAAGTGGTTGCAAGCAAGTTCGGTTGTCATGCAGACGATTACCATGTGATGCACTCCAAGCCGATGCGTTTTGACACAAACATTGACGAAAACATCCGCTTGGCCTTTGCCGAACTGGGCGAAGAAGAGAAAGAGTTGGACCTTAAGATTGAGGCGTATCGCAAGAAAAACCGGGATGCATCGGTTGAAGAAATGGCAAAGGAGTTCGGAGTCAGCAAGGCCAAGGTCGCCAAGCGAGTCGCCTACCTAATCACAAAGGACCGCTACCCAATCAGCCGGGCCGTGGACAAGATTGCCGAGCAGAACCTACCCAAGAATGTCAAGGAAGTTGCCGAGCCAGTCTTGGAAGTCCGCTACAAGTACGCATGGGCGACAGGGTTCAGCAACAAAGACAAAGGCTCCAGCCGTGAGTTCTGCAAGGTGATGCTTGACTTAGCCGGGCAGGGCAAGGTCTACACGAGGGAGGACATCGACGGGATTTCTGCAATCATGGGGTATTCCGTTTGGAATCGCAGAGGCGGTTGGTATCACACGCCCAGCGGAGTGAACAGGCCACAATGCAGGCACGTATGGGAGCAGCAGTTGGTAATCCGTAAAGGCAATAAAATTACGAAGGCATGAAGGCACTATTCATAAGCGAAGAAACGCTACTGGACAATAGCATCATTAACGAGAACGTCAGTTACACCCAAATCCGTCCAACGGTTGTCAAGGTGCAGGAGATGCGGATTCAGCCCATCGTTGGCTCTCCATTGTATGGGGAATTGGTTACGCAGGTCGTCAGCGGTTCAACCTCTGCCCTGAACCAAACGCTGCTGGAGGATTACATCCAACCTGCGATGATTCAATGGCTTTACTACGAGTTGCCCATGGTCCTTGCGTTTAAGTACATGAACAAGGGCATGGTCCGTAGAACGAGCGAAGAGTCCTCCCAAATGAGCATGGAAGAGATCACAAGGCTGACCGACAAAGTGAAGAACGATGCCGAGTGGTACTCCGAACGGATTACACGCTACCTGATGGAGAACCGCAATTCATACCCCTTGTGGAACTCGCCTCCGTCTGCATTGGATACCATCTACCCGAACGCAACCAACTATCGCACCGGGATGGTCTTGGACCGCAACAGGAGGATGGGAATCAGCAACCTTGACTACCCCTATCCCTACGGACCGCTTGCTGGTTGTAATGATTGCTAACGATGGGAGCGCACAAAAAGAACATACTGAAACTGCAGACTTATGTCATGGATAAAAATCAAGCAAGCCCTGCTGGACCTTGCAAATGCTCATCCACAGGTCAACTCCTTCGGGACGGGCGACCCGCTTGCGGTAGGCACGGACAACACCATCAACCTGCGAACCCCAAGCCGTGAGCGCATCGTCTATCCGCTCGTTTTTGCGGACGTGCAGTCTGCAAGTACTGACGCTGGGACTTTGGACTTGGTGGTTGGGGTTTACTTTTCTGACCGTGTTGAGTCCATCAAGCCGATGGGCGGAGTGGTTTCGGGCAGCCCTACGTTGGGTTGGCAGGACAACGAAGACGAGGTCCTAAGCGACCAGTTGCAGATAGCACAGGACTTCATTTCAAGCCTTACAAACGACCCAAACGAGGACTGGACCCTCTCATCCAGCGTGAGCCTTACGAGGTTTGTAGAGAGCCGGGATGACCGCACGGCAGGATGGCAGGCGACGATGACCTTTGAAATCCCTTACGGCCATTCGGTTTGTGAAATTCCAGTCTAATCTACATTTACAATTAAACGCTAAAAAATGCCTACACCCATATTGCAACAAATGCTCGGACAGGGCGGTACGATGGAGTTTATCAATGGAACCGTTACCGGGAAAAACTACGACTTCCTTGTAGTCAACACCGCTGCGACCTTCACAACTTTAACAGGAACTGGAAGTGAAAACCTGCTAACCGCTTACAACTTTTCGGGGGCTTCTATTTCCGCTGGCATCGTAATCAGCGGTCGCAACGGAGGCAAGATTACGGCCGTCACTCCAAGCGTTGGTTCGGTCATCGGTTTTACATTCCTGTAAGCAATGCTGATAGGTTACGGCTACGGCTACCCCACAAACCAACTGCTTGGCGGTGGCAATCCGTTTTGGCTTGCCTTCAACCAACGTGCAGACGCTGACGGGGCTTTGCCTGCCGAGGCTGCGGTCAATGGATGCCTCCAAACCCGATTCCTCAACTCCTTCCAATCATACGCTTTCTTCGTCTTTTATTCCAACTCTTGGCAGCCGTTTATGCAACGGGCGAATACCGACTCGGCTGACGCTGCGGAGGTTCGCTTCATCAACTGCCTCGAAGTTCGAATGTATAATCTTTTAAACGCATAGCAGATGCCTGCAAGCCCATCGCTCCTTATCGTCCCTGCTCGCTTTAAGACGGGGAAACTTTACACCCAAATCGCTACGACTTCGGCTGGGGTTGTTCTCGGTTCATCGGGGGACTTTAACTTTACCCGTGCAACTACTGCGACCCGATTCAATTCGGCTGGCTTGATTGAGTTGGTGGCTTCGGGTGTGCCTCGCTTGGATTACTATACCAGCGGTGGAACGGCTGGCTGCCCTGCGTTGTTGGTGGAGGCGAGTGGGACCAACGGAATCCTTAACTCGCAGGATACTACAACAAGTTGGGTTTTGGGTGCAAACCTGTCAAGCGGTTATACTGACGTAATTGGTGTGAGCGGTAACAACTTGACCGTGGCGGTTAGTGGTTCGAGCATTGGCTCAGATGCTGGTGTTTTGCGCAGGACTTCCAATAACGTAGCCCTCGCAAGTGGCAGCACCTATACGCTTTCATTTTTCTTAAAGAAAACAGGAGCGCACACGATTGGCGGTTATTATGCAGTTATAACTGGCGCAGGAGGAGGCAACCTTGGTGGGGGATTTAATGTCAGTGGTTCTTTTAGCAGCGGTCAAATTTATAATACCGCAGGCACAACAAACCGAATACGCAGGGTTGAACAATGGGGAACGGACGTTTATCGCTGCTCCGAAACCTTTACGATGACTGCAAGTGGAACGCTGACTCAATTAGGATTAGGACCAACTACTGCAGTAAACAATCCATTGCATCCAGCAGTCGGTCTTGGCATTGCCTTCGCTGCCCCACAAATCGAACTCGGTTCGGTTCCTACCACGTTCATCCCCACAACTACCACAAGCGCAACACGCAACGCAGAGGTGATTAACCTATCAGGAGCAGTCAGCGGATGCATCGGGCAAACCGAGGGGACGATTTATTTGCAAACAGATGCACTTGTTAGCGGGGCAAGTGATTTATTTTGCTTTGCAAGGGCTACAACGAATACTGTATCGATAAGCAAAAATTCTACCAATATAATTCAAGCCACCGTATACACATCTGGCCCATCGCCGGCTTTATTTATAGCAGCATCAGGCACCGTGTCAGGAAATCTGAAAATAGCGGTTGCATACAAGACTGGCGAAAGCGCTTTGTATATCAATGGGGTTCAAATTGGGACGAGTTCAACTGCATTCTCTTTTGCTGCTGCATTAACTGAGATTAACATAAACTTGACTGGATTTTTTGAGGGGAGAGGCAACCAAAGGATTAGTGCTTTATCCCTCTACACCACTCGCTTAAGCAACGCAGAACTCGCTGCCCTAACAACCCTCTAACGATGGCTACCTTCCGAAAATACGCATTCCCCAAGCAATCCGACGCTGACAAGGTGCTGGCTCTCTGCACAGGCACGACCGCTGCGTTTGACCTCGGAGTCTTGGATGGCCTTGTGTGCTACGACATCCTTTGGGAAGGCGACGCACCTGAAGATGCGATTCAGTACGAAACTTGGCCCGAACCAGTCGGAATCCACACTTTCGCAGGATGGGACGAGCAGTACACCGAGGACTACAACGAACACAAATCTTTATGAAACTCTTTCGCAAACGCAACCTTGAAACCCCTAAACTCCCAATAATGAAATCAGCCGTCATCGCTTTACTTCGCCACCTGTTAACCTTCATCGGTGGAACCCTCGTCGCCAAAGGCTTGTTAGACACCGAAACTTTGCAAGAGATTATTGGTGCATTAATCACGTTGCTTTCGGTTGGTTGGATGACAATCGATAAAGTAAAGGTCAAGAAGTGAACTTGATAGAAACCACCATCGTCGGGAGCGTTGCAGCAATCGTCGGTGGAGCGGTCGCTTGGTTCACCAAGGGCCGTGTTGAATCGGACTCCCTGCAAGTTCGTCAAGCACAGGCCGTCTTGGCTATGTGGCAGGCTACCAGCGAGTCACAAAACAAGGAATTAACACAACTCCGTAATGAGGTCGTAAGTTTGCGTCAGCGGTTAGAGGAAATGGAACACACCATCCACTCCCTCCAAGCCGAGAATGCCAAACTTAAAACCCTCGTATGAAAGTAACCAAGCATTCCAAAAACGTCCACGCCATCGAGTGCGGACGGACCCAAGAGTTTCTTCTGCTCTCTGACTTGCATTGGGACAACCCCAAGTGCGACAGGGCCTTGTTAACCAACCACCTCGAAGAAGCCAAGCGCAGGGGTGCGAAAGTCCTCGTAAATGGGGACTTTTTTTGTTTAATGCAAGGCAAGGGCGACCCTCGCAGGAGCAAGGACG